GCGCGTACCCGCCGAGGGTGAGGGTGCGAAGGTCGACGTCGAGGTCCTCTCCGGCCTTCAGCGACCAGGGGATCTGCACGCTGCCCGAGCGGCGGTTCTGCGCGGTCCGGTCGATCGTCACGCTGCCGGCCTCGACCGGCACTGGCACCGGGTCGTCGAGCGCGTCCGGGAACATGAGCTCGCAGCCGGCGGCGATCACGTGCGATTGGCGCAACGACGCGAGGAACTGGTCCGAGGCGGGTCTCATACGTCGTCGGGGGGCCAGGGGACGACGTCGGACGGTTCCGAGCCGGCCCAGTCGTAGAGCACGGCGTCGTAGTTCGCGCGCTGCGCCTTGAGGTCGGCGTACGTGCCGAACGTTGCCTTGACGTGCTGGTAGGTCGCGATGCCGATCGGCGCGTAGAGCTCGGGATCCGGGCGCTCGACCTGGCGGCCGCTGACGACGAACCGGCGATCCGGCACGGTGCCCGCCGGGACGATGCGCTGCTCGCGGTAGCCGAGCACGCTGAGGTAGAGGTTCCCGATCCCGTCCTCCGGCGGCGTGCGGAGCAGGACGGGCACGCCGTTGCCGAGGATCGCGCGGGCGCGGTCGCGCTTATCCAGGCTCTCGGTCAGGAACGACAGCTCGAACGCGGGGGTGTGCGCGATATCGCTGCTGACGATCGGCGCGCGGCGAGTGATGATCTCGTGCGCCGTCGCCGGCACCGGGAACTCGAGCTCCGGCAGCGACTCGATCAGCACCCGCATCGTGTTCGCGACCCTGGCGAGGTCGTTGAGCCACGTGTCCGAGCAGCCCTCCGACGGGATCGTGATCGTCGTGGTGACGGTCGAGACGACCGCGCCGCTCGTGTTGCGGGTCTGCGCCGTGTAGGTGAGGGGCACGCCGATCGGCGCCTCGAAGTCGCGCGCGACGACGGAGCCCGGCTGCACCGGCGCGTCGTCCCACGCGCGTACGGTCGCCGGCGTGCCGGACGGGCCGGTGCGCGAGAAGGTGACGGTCGCGCCGGTCGCGGGCACCGTGTAGTCGAGCCGCACGTCGCGCGCGTCCGGCTCGACCGTCGCGGTCAGCGCCACGGTCAGGCGCTCCCCGCGAGCAGGCTGCGCGCGAGCCCGGTGTTGGCGTCGACGATCTCGGTGCGGACGAGCTGCGTGAGCTCCTGGTCACCGATGAACACGCGCACCTGCACGGCCTGCTCGCCGACGATCTGGCGCAGCAGCTTCTCGGGGGTGACGATCTCGGTGCCCTGCCCCTCGCCGACCATCGCGAGTGTCGGGGCGGTGATGACGCCGCCGGCGGCGAGCAGCGGCACGTTGGGGAAGCTGATCGTCTGGCCGCCGATCTTGCCGCCGCCGATCTTCTTCTTGCCGATCTTGATCGACGGGATGCTGATCGTCGGGATCGTCAGGCTGATGCCGTTCCACGCGCTCAACACGGCGTTGATCGGCCGCTTGATCGCGTTCGCGACCGAGGAGGCCGCGTTGCTGATTTTGCCGATGATGCTCTCGATCGCGCTGACGATGCTGTTCATCGCGCTCTTGACGCCGGCCAGCGCGTCGCGGGCGCCGTCCTCGATGCGCTCGAACACCGCCTTGACGCGGCCGATCACGGTCGCGAGCACACCCGACGCGAACCCGCCGATCCAGGACGCGAGGCTGTTGAGCCCGCTCTTGATCCCGGAGACCGCGTCCGAGACGGCGCCGGCGACCGCGCCCCACGCGCTCGAGGTCGCGCTCTTGATCGCGTTCCACGCGCTGGTGACCGCATTTTTGACCGCGTTGACCGCGCTCTGGACGGCGTCGCGGATCTGGTCCCAGTGGCGGATGACCGTCAGCGCCGCGACGCCGATCGGGCCGGTGATGATCGCGAGCAGCAGCGGCCAGTTCGACTTGATCCAGTTGAAGACGGCCTTCGCGGCGTTCACGACGGCGTCGAACGCGGCGTCGACGATCTCGCGGAACGTGTCGCTCGTCTTGTAGGCGAGCACGAACGCGGCGATGAGCGCGCCGATCGCGACGACCACGATCCCGATCGGGTTCGCCGACAGGGCGGCGTTGATCAGCCACTGCGCGGCCGCCCACGCCTTGGCGGCGACCTGCGCGGCGAGCTGCGCGGCGTTCCACACCGCGGTGGCCGCGGTCACGGCGAGCACGCCGGCGGTCAGCGCGGCGAACACGGCGACCAGCGCGATCACCGCGGTGCGGTGCTTGTTGAGTAGCTGGATGATCTGCAGTAGCGGCGGGATCATCCGGCCGACGAGCTCGCCGGCGAAGTTGGAGAACTCCTGCTTGAGCACGTTGATCTGGCCGGGCAGCGTCTTGCCGGCCGCCTCCGCGCTGCCGCCGAACTCCTTGTTGAGCTCGCGCAGGATCAGCTTCTGCGCGCCCATCGTGTCCCCGGCTTCGACCATCGACTTGATCTGCTTCTTCTGCGCGTCGGTGAACGTCACGCCGACGCGCTGCAGCGCGGTGACGCCCTTGATCGGGTTGTTGAGCGCCTTGCCGAGCTGCACCGCGCTGGTCTTCATGTCCTGCCCCAGCGCGACCGACATGTCGGTCATCGTCGCGGTCGCCTGGTTGAAGATGTCGTTGCCCTTGCCCGCCTCGTTGCGGATCTGCGTGAACGTCAACAGCAGGTTCTCTCCGCTCTGGATCGCCTCGTCGTCGATGCCGCTCTTCTCCATCAGCGCGCCGGCGAGGTCCTGGACCTGCTTGGTCGTCACGCCCGCGGCCTTCCCGGTGCTCTTGAGGACGGCGTCGGTTTGCGCGGTCACCTTCTGCGCCTCGGCCCATTCCTCGGCGCCGGTCTTGATCGTCGCGGTCAGCGCCGCGAACCCGGCGGTCGCGACGCCCAAGGCGAGGCCCTTGAGCTTGGACCCGAGCCCGCTGGCCTTGCTGCCGGCGTCGTTGAACCCGCGCTGCAGGTCCTTCGTGTTGGCGACGAAGTCGACGACGACCGCGGGGTTCGCCATCGCTCAGCGCCTCCCGCGCGCCGCGCGGCGCGCCTGGCGTTCCTGGTCGCGCGCGTCGCGCTCGGCGTACTCCCACAGCGCCCGGTACTCGGCGTCGGTGAGCAGGTCGACGTCGCGGGGGGTCATGCGCCAGTAGCGGCAGAAGGCGGCGAGGTTGTGACCGGCCGCCCGTTCGTAGGGTCCAGCTCGCTGCTGGAGATCGAGATCAGCACGTCGTCCATGTCCTCCCAGTCGACCGGGTGGCCATCGCGGCGCAGCTTCAGCCACGCGAACACGACGAACTTCTCGTCGGAGTCCTCGTCGCTCATGATCTGCGAGAACGTGCGGCCGGTCTGCTGCTGGATCAGCCGCAGCTCCCGCGGCGTGAACCTGGGGTTGCTGACCTCGCTGGTGCGGACCGTCACCTCGGTGGGCGCGGCGGTCAGTGCGGTGTCGGCCAATGCATCCTCCTGATCTCGCTCTGAGCGTCGGTCTCGCAGTGCTTGCGGAACGCGCGCTCGGTGCGCTTGGCGGTCGGCCACACGTAGCGTGGCCCCTTGCGCCGGCCGCCCCACGCGCCGAACTCGATGAACCGCGCGTAGGGCAGGCCGGCGCCCATCGTCGTCTGCCACACCCCGGCGCGGACGTGCTCGGCGCGCACGCTGGCGGCGAGCCGGCCGGTGCGGTGCGGGACGCGGCCGCGGACGGTCGCGGCGGTCTGCTCGGCGGTCACGCGCACGGCGTCGCGATCGGTCGCCTGGTCGATGTTCGCGAACAGCCGGCGCGCGCCCGCGTTGAGCTGGCGGATCCCCTTGATCTTGATCTCGACCGGCTGGTCGGCCATCAGGGCGTCGTGGTGGTGCTCTTGGTCGGCTCGGCGGTGCACGACCACTCCAGCTCCACGGTGCTCGCGTCGCCGGCGTCGCCGTTGATCGGGCTGTAGTCCTGCGGGATCACCTCACCCGACCAGGACGGGTTGTCTGGCCCGACCGGCCGGCTCTTGTACCCGACGATCTCGTACGCGGCGGGACTGCCGTCGGCCTTGTAGGCCTCGACGGCCTCGGACAGGATCTGCTCGGTCGCGTCGGTATCGAAGCTCTGATAGATCGTCGCGACCAGCGACCACTTCACGGTCCCCGGGTAGTCCCGCGACCCGCACATCGTGTCCAGCGTCGTGATCGTGGTGTCCGGGCTGAGCTCGATGTGGTTCGCGAGGCACGCGAGCTCCTTGTCGTTGATCTTCAGGCCCGCGTCGGTGAGGATCAGCGGCATCGGTTCGGCCATCAGGGCGCTCCTCAGAGGGTGGTGGTGATCGTGTAGGTGACGGTCGCGGCCAGATAGGTGATGCCGGCGAGGTCGTACTGGCCGCGCTGGGAGACCTCCTCCAGCACCCACGCCTGCCGGTCGCCGCGCATCCGCTCGAGCACGTAGGTCTCCAGCCGCTCGAGCGTGTCCATCCCCGGCCCCGGCTCCAGGCGGCCGGCGATACAGACCACAGCCAGCCGCGCGGTGTAGTCGCACTGCCCGATCGTCGGGCGCGTCGCGATCCCCGGCACGAGGAACGGGTCGCCGTGCTCGACCACCAGCGCCGGCGGCGTGAGGCTGTCGACGACGTCGGCGAACACGTACGGGTCCGCGTCGCTCGCGGGGGCGAGCACCAGGGCAACGGCGTCCCTGAGTCCGGTGAGCGGGATCAACCCGCCGCCGTTGCCGCCGGTCGCGAACGCGGGATCGAACTCGCTGGTGAACGGGCCCAAGCTCATCGCAGCCACGCCACCGCGATCGTCTGGTTGGCGGGGATCACACCGCCGCCGCGTGTGTGGGCGACGGTGAACTGCACGTAGTCGGGCTGGATGCTCTGCCCGGTGATCTCGTACTCCTGCCAGCGCGCGGCGTCGTTCTCATCCTGCACGTAGACGCCGGCGGGGTCCATGACCGCAAACGCGTTGGACGCGTCATCACCGCCGTCCGTCGTCAGGCTCACGTACAGGCTCGTCGCGAGCGTCTGATCGGCGTTGTCGAACCGCAGCTGCCCACTGGCCGGCGGTGGCGCGTTGGCGTTGTAGCGGTAGCGCATCGACGCGATGACGCCGCTCTGCTGGGAGGCCGCGGTGATCGCATCGATGATCGACTGCGCGAAGTCGCGCATCGTCGCGGGCGCGATGTAGCTGGTCTCACGGGCGACGGGATCGCGGAACGGACTGTCGGGATCGTTGCCGGTGTACTGGTCGAGGTCGCTCACTTAGCCGATCCCCCACTGCTGCTTCAAGGGCAGCAACGCGATCGCGTGCCGGCGCATCGTGTTGCGCGGCGCCTGCAAAGAGCCGGTCTCCGAGACGCCGATCACGCCGAACGCGGCGTCGTTGGCCTTGAACCACTCCACGCCCCTGAGCAGGTTCACGCGGTTGGCCAACGGGTTGTCCTCGGGGATCGGGTCGATGCGGTCGACGGCGTCATCGATCTCGATCGCCGCGGCGTCCAGGCAGGCCTGCAGGCTCGCCTGGTTGCTCGCGGTGACCTGGATCCGCAGCGCCGCCGCCAGTTCCTGCACGGTGGCGTACGCCACGGATTCACGCTCCGATCGCCTCGCGGATCTCGGCCTTGGTCATCGACGCGTCCACGTCGATGCCCTGCTCCTGCGCGTAGGCGAGCAGCTCGTCCTTCGTCATCGCGTCGAGGTTCGGCTCGCCGTTGCCGTTGCTGGGGGCGCCGTCGCCGGCGCCCCCGCTGCCCTCTTCCGCCGGGCCGGATCCATCGGCGCGGACGGCCTGCTGGTTCGGCGCGTACCAGTCGCTCATCACGCGCCCTTGGCGATCTTGATGATCCCGGTCGGCTCGATCGTCAGCGACGAGAAGTAGCCGGAGTAGGCGACCTGCACGCCGAGCACCGAGGGCTCGGCGACCTGCAGCGGCCCACCGCGATCCTCGTAGACCTCGGCGGCCGCGGTCGACAGCACGAGGATCGTGCCTGCGTTCAGGCCCGCCGAGACGACGACAGCGATGCCCGAGACGGCGCCCATGGCGCCCTGCCCGAACGCGCCGGCGCTGAACCCGGAGCTCTGGGCGTTCTGCGGATTGACGGGCGCGAACAGCGGCCCGATCAGCCCGAGCATGTCGGGCGAGCAGGCCAGGATCAGCCGCCCGGCGCCCTTGACGGCCGCATACACGGACCCGGCGGCGGTCCACAGCGCGCCGCTGACGTCAGCGGCGGTCGGCGTGGCCGGCAGCGTCGGGCCCGCAGTGGCGTCGGTGCTGAACTTGTCGGCCGCGGCGTTCTCGGTCTCGATCGCGTACTGGCCGGCGAGATCGGCGATGACCAGGTCCATGATCGCCGGCTGCGTCCAGTCGATGTTCTGGCGGCTGACGTTGACGTACCCGCCGTAGGTGACTGCCGCGACCGGCAGCTTCTCGATCGTCATCTTCTGGCTGGGCAGCTCGGACTTCTCGGCGCCCTGCGGGCCGACCTTGGTGTGCTGGGTCACCCGCGGGCGCGACCAGGACCCCGAGGGAAGGTCGCGCGGGCCCAGCGCGGACACGAGCGGGCGCTGCTCGTCGACGAAGTTGACGACCGGCGCCATGATCTGCTCGGGCAGGAGGCCGGGGTTGTCGCCCGTGGTCTGGTGCGCCGCGGCACGGTGGAAGAGCTCCAGGCGCTCGGCGATCTCCTCATGCCCGAGCCCGGCGCGCCAGCGGTCCAGGACGTAGGCGCCGGCGGAGCGGTACTCCATCGGCTTGGCGGCCTTCGGGTCGCGCGCGGCGGCGAACTGCTCGGCGATCTCGGCCGTGCGCCGCCGCGAGGCGGTAGCGATCTCGATGGTCGACTGCAGCGGCGCGACCTGCTCGTTGAGCTCCTTGATGCGGTCGCGCGTGCGGGCAAGCAGCGTCATCTCCTGCTCGGTGAGGTCGCGCTCGGCCTTCTCGGCCTCCTCGACGACGCCGTCGATGAACTTCGTGCGCTCCTCGATCTCGGCCTGGTAGCGGGCGAGGAGGGCGTCTCCGGCTCCCATTCGGGGGGTCCTTTCAAAGCGTCGGTGACGGACGCTCTGGCATCCCCCGCGGCTGCCGGCCCACCCAGTGGTCTACAACGGCAGGTAGTTCAGCGAAGAGCTGGATCGGACGCTACCACCGCGCCCAGTCGGTCCTCGGCGATCAGCGCGCGCCACTCGTCGAGGTTCGGCGTCGCGGACGGCTGCTCGTCGCCGGCGGCCGCGGCGCGCACGGCGAGCACGCGCGTGTCGTGCGCGGGCTCGGGGGTCAGCGCGATGTGCCCGAGCCAGCCCTTGGTGATGACGTAGGCGCTGCGGGTGAGCCACTTCAGGCCGCCAGCCATCGGCAGGAACCCCGCACTCGCGTCCAGGCAGCCGTCGGCGGCGAGCTCGAGCGTCTCGTCCCCGAGCTCGGTCTTCGCGATCCGGACGTCGGCGACCAGGCCCTCCTCGCGCGATGGGTGGATCGCGAACGCGCGCCCGACGGTGCGCTGCAGCTCATGGTCGCGGTTGACGCGGATCCGGTTGGCGCGTCGCTCGATGCCGTCGAACGCGCCGCGCGCGATGGTCTCCTTGACCATGCGCCGTTCCCACGGCACCAGCGCCGGCTTCTCGTACGGCAAGACGATCAGCTCGATCGTGCGCTCGGGGAACGACACGTCGACGAGCTGCGCCTCGCGCACCCACAGCTGACCCGCCGGGCGCCCGGCCTCGTCACTCATTCGGGATCACCTCCTGCGGTGTCATGCCGACCGCGCCGGCCGCGGTGAACCGCTCGGCGGCGCGGATCTCCGCCACCGAGAGGGCGGGGCCCTCCGGGCCGACGATGTTGTTGAGGATCTGCGCGGTCCGCGCGCGGCTCTCGGGCTCGGGCTGCACGTACGCGTCGCGGTTGATCTCCACGACCGTCCCCCGCGGGAGCAGCCACTCCGACAGCGCGGCCATCACGGCCTGCGCCTTCGGGCGCAGCCCGGCGCGCCAGTGGTAATCGAACAGGCTCGTGACGTTGCTGTACGTCATCGAGTCGCCGCCGGAGGGGAGGCCCATCAGGAACGGCGGCACCCCGAGCAGCACGGCGATCCGGCTCTCGGTGAGCTGGGAGAGCTCGATCAGCGCCATGTCCTTCGGGTTGATCTGGATCGCCTGATACGTCACACCGCCGGACAGCACGGCGGGCTCTCCGAGCGTTGACGAGCGCGCCGTGACCCACTGCGCCTGCAGCTCGGCGGCCTGCTGCGCGGTGAGCTCCTCCGGGTGCGTGAGGATGCTCGTCGGGACGCCGCCGGCGGCGGCGAACTGCTGCGCGTAGCGCGAGAGGACGCGGTCGGCGATCACCCTGGCGCGGCCGGCCTCGAGCGGACCGTGCCCGTGCGCCTGGTCGACCGAGGACTGGTAGCGGATGTGCAGCATGTCGTCGGTCACGTCGAGGCCACCGATCCGGTAGGTGCGGACCCCGGCGGCGATCTCGACGTTGACCGCCCACGGCGGCACGACGTGAAAGCGAGCGGGGAATCCGGTGGCGTAGTGCGCGGTCGCCATGACGAACGCCTCGCCGAGCTGGTAGTCCCAGAACAGCTGCTTGGCGAACTCCTCCCAGCTCGTGTATGCGTCCGGGTTGGGGTTCGTCAGCCACGACGCGACCGTCCCATCGGCGGCGCCGACGAGGTACGGCGGCATCGTCGCCAGCACGCTCGAGTTGAGATCCAGGCACGCCCACGCCGTGTCCGTCAAGTCCGCGGCGCGGCCGTCCCACGCCGGTGGCCACCAGTCCGCCGGCCACCCCGACCACGCGCTGGGGATGATCCGCGGCGGCTGCCACTGCCCGGCCTCGCCCTCGATGACGACGCCGTGCGGATCCCCGGGCGTCGCCGCAGGCGGTCCTACGGTGGCGGGCGGAACGTCGGCCGGGTCGTTCGCGTTGGGAACGACGTCGTCGGGCGGCCGGATCATGCGCTCAAACAGGCCCACCGGTGCTCAAGTGTTACGTCTAACGACCGATACTGCAAACCTGATGACCGGGAGCCTCCTCACCACCGCCACGATCGCTGCGCTGCTGCTGGTCCCGGCCGCGGCGTACGCCGCGCCGTCGCCGCAGCGCTCAGCGCGGATCACCGCGTCGTGCCTGCGCGATCGCGACTGGACCGTCAGCGTCCACGGCCGCACCGTGAAGGCGCGTTCCCCGCGCGTGCGGCCGCGCAACTCGTTCCCGCGCCGGCCGCGTTACCAGGTGATCTTCAGCAGCCCTGGGCTGCCGCCGATCGAGATCACCACGGCGCTGAACCGCAAGGAGACCAACCAGACGGTCCACTGCCGCAACCGCGGCCTGCGCGGCTAGTGCACGGCGGGGACCGCCGACGGCCGGTGCGCCGCGGCGAGCGCCCAGACGGCGGCGCGGACGAGGTGTGTGGGGCCCTTGGCAACGAGCACGAGGCCGGCGGGGGCTTCGCGTACGGTCGCGATGGCGAGCGTGTCGTCGAGCTCGGTGGTGCCGTGGTCGTGCGTGACCTGCCCACTCTGCGCGAGGTCGCGCAGCAGCGCGAGCCCGGTGCGCGTCTCCGACGTCCCCCTGGGATCGGCGAGCGCGCGGAGGCCGGGTGGGACGCGGTCCATCAGGCTCGCCCCGACCAGTAGCCGGCGGACGTTGTAGCCCTTCACGAGCGCCTGGGCGTCGGCGATCGCTGAGTCCCAGTCGCCGCGGAGCCAGCCGTCGAGCTCGAGCCGGCCGTCGCTGAGGCGCCGGCAGCACGCGACGGCGGCGCCGAGCCCGTAGTCATCCTCGAGCGCGACCCACACCGGCCCGGCGGGCTCGAGGTCGCCGAGGCGCAGCCCGTCCCAGACGCCGCGGCCCAACAGCGGCTCGGTCGCGCCGGTCTCCTCGAGCCGGCGCCTGGGCCACTGGTTGAGCCACTGCGTGCGGAAGGACTCGACGGGGTCGGGTTCGTCGGGGTCGTCGACGTCGCCGGCGAGCATCGCGTCGTGGCGTTTGGAGACGAGCCGCTCGCGGCGTGGGGACCAGTGCGGCGATGCTTGGCGCCACGCGTCCTGGTCGCCGGTGTCCACGCCGGCCGGGGCTGACCATTCGATCAGTAGGTCGCCGTCGCCGTGCTCGAGCTGCTCGAGGGCGACCTGGCGGCGGCCGAGCATCAGCGCGGTCGCCTTGCGATGGGCGGTCGAGACGAGCAGCAGCTGCGCCTGCTCGCGCTCGGCCATCGTCGGCGTGAGCCCCTCGTCCACCGAGCTCGCGCGGACCTTCCAGCCCTCGTCGACGACGCCGAGACC